CTATCTTTTTCAAGACGGGGGTGCTGAAGACTAACGTACAGTATTCTTCTTCACCTATACAGAGGTTGTGAAACCAGTAGTCTGACTCTGTAGCTTCAATCCCTGAAGGCTTACCCCATGACTGGTACTCAATGCAGATGTTACCAGTACGCTGCCACATGTCTTTCTCTGACTTAACCTCTATCTTCTTACCAGTAAGCATCTCTGCTATCTTGTCTTCCCTGACCTCTCCGTAAGCTAAGTCAATATCAAACTTCTTTCTATTCTCTTTGCTGGGTTTCATTAATCGACTCCTTTGAATACTACGTTAAACCACTTCTCAATGTTACCCGTCTGCTTGTCTTCGGTCATCTCTTCGTAGACTGCATCTAAACCTTGTTCCTTGTACAGTTGATAGTGCGGGTGTTTAGGGTTTCCCACCCTATATCGCTGTCCATCAATAATAACCCTCACCTTGTTTCGTTTAATCTTGTCTAAGGCATCAGTGAGTCTCTGCCCAGTTTGCTCCCACTTTGTATTCTCCTGCAAGGGGGCAGTTGAGTTTGTAGTGAAGTCCGGAAGCTTCAATACAAGATACTGCCAAGCGGCCAAACCTTTCTGAGTCTTTTGATTTAACTTCTGTCTGGATTTCATCATGGATATTTCCTATTATTTTATAGTCGATTTTATAAATGTTGGCGTACTCTACCAGCAAACACAGTGCCTTCTTCATAACGATAGCACCTGCTGACTGGAGTAAGCTGTTCAGTGCAGCATGTTCTGACCTGATTGCCACTCGTCTTCCATCCAATCCAAGAACATAACCTCTTCCAGCAGCCACTCCAACCTGTTCTCGTAGTCTTCCAAGAGCTGGCGTATTTCGTAGGAACTTCGTTTTAAGTCTTTTGCCGTCCTTTGCAGTTCCTCCAACGATGCTTCCGATTTTTGAATCTCCTGCGCCGTAAAGGAAAGCGTAGATGAAAGTCTTTGCTTGGTCTCTAGTCTCAAGGCCCGCAGCCAACTGATTTGCTGTGTGAATATCTCCTGTGAGTATTTCATTAGTGTATGCCTCATCTTTCATATAGTGAGCCAGCATTCGTAGTTCTAAACCACTGGCATCCATACCCACCAAGCTATAACCTTCCGGTACTGTCCAGCAAGCTCTACATTCTTGGCCGTAAGGCGAGTAGACTGCTGGTACTTGACCCATGTTAGGGCTTGAGTGTGTCATACGGCCTGTTACAGCGCCGTTAGCGTTTACGTAACCGTGTACTCTATCGTCTTCTTTAACGGCTTCTATCCAGCTCTGCACCTGTGCAATACGCTTCTGCACTAACAGATACTCCCCAATCAACGCAGCCTCTGGTATACCCTTGACCTTGTTGAGTACCGACTCGTCTACAATCGGCTGACCCTTCTCAGTGAAAGACTTAGGTTTCCACCCAAAGTACTGTAGGTATCGGCCTATCTGTTGACGCGAACCTAAGTTAAACTCTGGGTAATCTAAGCGGCTGAAGTCTGCTACCGCTGTCTCCCACTGGTCACCTAAGAACTTTAAGCCTACGATAGAGTAGGTGCCGTCCTTCTTGACCTTCGGTGATACTTGTTTTATAAAAGTAGGTAAAGGCTTGAACTTCTCATGCACCTTATCCTCTAAGTCAAGCTTTTTCTCTTTTAATTCAGCTAATAGAGTAAATGCTTTTCTCTGGTCTAGCAGCCATCCGTTCTTGATTTGTTGAGCAATAATGTCTTGTACCTGATGTTCAAGGTCAACGCTCTCACTTCTAAAATCATTAAGCTTCGAGATGAGTTTCTTGTAAACAAGTTCATTAACTCTAACGTCTTGCTGACAGTACTCCACCATATCCTGAGAAAAATTAAGCCAATCATTATAATCCCCTTTAGGGCATCCTAACTGCTCACCCCAGCTATCTAGTGAATGACCACCTTGGCGTGAAGGCTCTGCCAAGCGTGACATAACAAGTGTGTCAGTTACTTTCTTATCAGTGAAGTCTACGTTCCAAAGCTTTTTGAGCGCTGGTATATCATAGCCAATTATGTTGTGGCCTATGATTTCCATCTGCTCAGAGTAAAAGTAATCTTTAAAAGTAACCTCACTGGTAAACACTAGCTCTTTAGCTGTGCTTACTTCACGTACTGCAACACACCATATAAGAGTAGGCTCTAGCCCGTTGGTTTCAATGTCAAAGACTATCTTCTTCATCTGCTTAAAAATCCACCTTGTCGTCTACTACCGGACACGCTGTCTCAATCATACGTCCAGAGTCTTTGTCGTAGTACAGGTAACAAGCTGCACCAGTCAAACCAACAAACCGATTCTTCATGACCCTAACACACGTAGTATTTCTAGTCTTCTCGTCTAGGTGTTGCTGGTTACGCTCTAAACCAATAACCATATCACTTAGCTGTGCAATACTCTGACTACCTCGTAAGTCTGCTAGGCTAATCTTGCCGCCGTCTTCATGAGCCAACCCTGATGAACGCTTGAGGTGAGAAATTAAGAACATCCCCACGCCTGTTTCCTGAACTATCGACCGTAGGCTAGTCATGATACGGTCAATGGCTTTACGCTCATCACCGTTTTCCTGACTAGAAACAACGATACTTAAGTGGTCTAAGATAATCCACTTACAATCCAAACCTTTAGCCATATAGCGTATGCGGGATAACAGTTTATCTTCCTGAGCACTACCAAAATGGTCTAACAAGTGAATACGGTCTAAACCAAATGTACGTTCCCAGTAACCTCGCTCTTCTTCCTCTGTAACAGTAGCAGCTACGTCCGGCTTGTGTAGTAGCTTGTTAGCCTCGACAGACATGATACCTACTGTGGTCTTTGGAATGTCTTCCTCTAACGCTAGAATACCTATCTTATCCTCTGTGTTCATCAGCAGGTAGTGTTGTAGCTCTCTCATTATCTGAGACTTACCCATACCAGAACCTGAAGTAAAGGTAACTAGCTCTTTCCGTCTAAAGCCATAAGTGAACTCATTAAGACAAGCCCAAGGATAAGGGATAGATTTTACCTTCTTCTGCTCTTTAAGCATTTTCCACGTATCGAGACCCGATACAATACCATCGGGTCTAAACACCTTAGCATCCCACCAGCTACTAACAAACTCTGACACCTTACGCGCCTTCAACATATCACCTGCATCCTTCAGGGGCAGTGTTACGTTCTTGGCTTTGTTAGGTGTGAATAAAGTTAGTACAGACTGTGCTGCTTCCTGTCCCGCCTTGTCGTTATCAAAACAGACAATCACGTTATCGAAGCTCTCTAACCAGTCTAGGTTTGCTTTGATATCCTTAGTTGCACCGGCAGCGCCTGACCTAATTGATACTACTGGCCATTTGCCGTCGAACATCTCAGAGACAGCCATTGCGTCTGCCTCTCCCTCAGTGATGGTAATGTACTTACCGCCTTCACGACACGCTTGCTGGCCGAACAGACCTACGTTGTCGAAACTTCCTGTAGCATAAAATCCTTTGTTCTCTACCTGTCTGACCTTCGTCCCTGTGGCCTGACCTGTGTCTTTATCGTAGTACGGGTAGTGGTGCTTAACAATCTTACCCTCTGGGGAGAACTCTACAGTCACACCGAACTTAGCTGCGATTGCCTGTGAAATCTTCCTATCGGGGATTGACGCTATAGTTCCTGTCATCTCAAATGCTCTTGTTGGTTTCTTAACTACATCAGCAAAGTCTGGGGCAGTTCCGTTGCCCCTCTCGTAGTGACCACACCCACCGCTGAAGCAGTGAGCGTGTCCATCAGAGTACCTTGCAAGGTTGTTGCCTGAACCACACTTAGGGCATGGTTCATGCTTTACAAAGGTAGACTCTTCTCTCATCCTTAAAAATCCTCTGCGCCTTCCATCTCTGCTACTTCCAGAACCTTAACTTTGTTGAGATAAGTACCGATACCGTGTACAGGGTGCGGCTGACCGTCTGTATACAATAGCCTGACTTTGGAACCTCTGGTCACTCGACCACTAAAGGCTGACCCATCAGGGTTTAGTACTGGAACGTCAAACTTACTGCTAAACTTACGCTGTTTGACACCCTCATATTCTCTCAGCTTGACACCCTTAGCATCTAGCTCATCTGCTGTGGCATCATCTAAAGACACTACCAGAGAGAATTTACCAGTGGATTGACCGTTGTACATCTCGTGCTCATTCAGGTTCTCGAATGCTACTGTACCTTCTAAAGTTGCTAATGACATAATTATTACCTTTTAGTTAGTTATTAAATTTACTTTGTTTATCTTCTTAAGTATACCTTAGTTAGTTACTTTAATGTTTAATCAAAGAACATAACATAAGTAGAGTCTAACATTAGTTATACCCCCTGTCAACCTCAAATTCATCTAAACTCACTGTAAAATCAATCTGAGTGTCAACTGTTGCGTCAAAATCAGTGTATGCTTTAGTTGAAATCTTACTACAGTCGTAGCACATACCCACCATTGTGTCTGTTTTACCGTAGGTTTTATTCAGTTCTGCCTCTGTCAATATAACGTCACATGCTTTGCATCTACTCAT